GTGCAGGGTGAGCATGATGCGGCTCGTATGAAACTACAGGCCGCGCTTAACGCTGATGTCGGTCAAGCTGGTAGCGTTGGTGCTATAAAGGATAACTTCTTTAAGTATGATTTATACCCGATGACAAGAGAGTTTATGTTTTCGTGGTTGCTTGAAGAGGATATTGATTGGTCAGATATTCCAGAATTTAATCCTCACTACGCTAGTATAACCGAGCGACACCAACGTAAGAAGCGTAGGGGTAGCTTTAGAAACAAAGAGGAGTTTTACGAACAGGAGGAGTTTGTTGATTTCTCCTCCCGACTAAGTGGATGAGAGGTCGTTAAACATCCTTCCACAACTATAATTTTGTGGTTTGCACGTGTTTAACCTTTCCCACAAAAGTTATAGTCGGAGAAACACGTTACGTTAGTCCTCTCTTTGTAAAACAAGAGAGGCACCCTTTTAGGTGCAACAGGAGAAATGGTATGCGATTTTTTGATTGGTTATTCGGTGAAGGCTGGGACGAACCAGAGAAACCTATAGTTGTTGATGAAGGCCACGGGCCGCGAGTTCCAAAATGGTGCAAGGCGGGTAAAGCTGGTAAGCGGATTATATGCCCTAAGTGCGGCGGCACCACTCACGTCTATAACTTTTCTTGGGACGCTTTGCGATGCCAGTTTTGTAAGGAAACAACCGACAAGTACGATTGGTTTCTTTCGGCAGGTGGGAAGCAATGAGCCGCAAGAACAATGTAATACAGTTTCCGAGTAAAAATACTTTTGAAGAAGTAGAAATAGAGGCCGCAGTTTTTGATTGTGGTCACAGCGCCGTTTACTTGTTGGTAGATGGCACCGTTGGTTGTGTTGAATGTAATGCAACCGTAGAAGGTATTACATGGTCTATGGGAGATGATGATTTACCAGATATTTTTTAATGCCTACAGCTGTATTACAGTGCACTAGTGTCTATTATAACAGGAGAACATATTATGACAAAAGAACACATTGAACCCGAACAGTTAGAACTTCCTTTTACCGAGCCTTTTGGACCTGACGATGCTCATAACGAGGAAGTAATGAGAGTTACAACACCGAGAGCATCAATACTACGTACCGCTGAGAAGTACGTAACCGCTGACAGGGCGACACAACACGGCAAGATGGAAGATAACTTCGCTACGATAGCTGCGTATTGGTCTGAACATTTGGGGACTAATGTTACAGCTATCGACGTATCAGTGATGATGACATTATTGAAGATAGCCCGTTTGAAAAGCGGCTCAAGTAATGTTGATAACTGGGTAGACGGTTGCGGTTATCTAGCTTGTGGTGGCGAGTTAGCACACAGGGACAATTGATGTGGACCTGATAACGGTAGATTTTGAAACCTATTACGATAAAGAACTCTCACTATCAAAAATGACAACCGAGGAGTATGTACGTGATCCTCGCTTTGAAGTGATAGGTGTAGGCGTAAAAGTGAACAACAACGATACGGAGTGGGCTAGTGGAACACATGAAGAACTCAAGACATACTTACAAACATTCAGTTGGCGAGAGGCTATGTTTCTTGCTCATAACACTATTTTTGATGGTGCCATTGCTAATTGGATCTTTGATATCACTCCTCGCGCTTATACCGATACTTTGTGTATTGCCCGTGCTGTTGATGGGGTGGAAGTTAGTGCTAGTCTCAAAGCAGTGGCTAGCAGACACAATGTTGGCGTTAAAGGCACGGAAGCCCTCGCCGCTATCGGAAAGCATAGAGATGATTTCTCATCAGAAGAACTCTCAAGATACGGAGACTACTGTATAAACGACGTTGATCTTACTTATAGTATATTTAAGAAGTTTGCGCCTGATTTTCCTAGGGATGAATTAAAACTTATAGATTTAAGTTTACGTATGTTTATTGAACCTACGTTAGATCTGGATCTTGGTTTGCTTGAACAACATCTTATAGAAACTCGTGACCACAAAGATAAGTTGTTGGAAAAAGCAGGAGTGGGTAAGAAAGACCTTATGAGCAACGCGAAGTTTGCGGGACTTTTAAAAGGTCTAGGGGTGGAACCCCCGATGAAGGTAAGCCCTACTACGGGTAAAGAGACGTTTGCTTTTGCCAAAACTGACGAAGATTTTATAACTCTTATGGATCACGAAGACCCACAGGTGCAAACTTTAATTGCGGCCCGTCTTGGTAATAAAAGTACGTTAGAAGAAACACGTACTCAGAGGTTTATAGATATTGCTAAACGTGGGTTGTTACCGGTACCTGTTAAGTACTATGCCGCACATACTGGTCGGTGGGGCGGCGATGATAAAATTAACCTACAGAATTTACCCAGCAGGGGTATAGCCGCTAAGAAATTAAAGCGAAGTATAATTGCACCCGAAGGGTATTCCCTGATCGACGCCGATTCCGCCCAGATAGAGGCACGTATTTTAGCGTGGCTTGCCGAACAGGAGGATCTCGTTGAGGCGTTCACCAATGGAGAAGATGTCTACAAGAAAATGGCTTCGCGTATCTACGGGGTAGCCGAGGATGATGTAACCTCAGAGCAACGGTTTGTTGGTAAGACAACCATTTTAGGTGCTGGCTATGGTATGGGGGCTATAAGGTTTAGAGAACAGCTAAAGAACTTTGGGACCGAGATAGACGAGTGGGAAGCAGATAGAGTTATAAAAATTTACAGGGGGGCTAATAGAGATATATACAATTTATGGCAAGCGGCCCAAAATATGTTGGTGTATTTATGTCGAGGGGACGCCCTTTCATTCGGGCGCAATAACTTGTTAACAGTAGACACAAAACGTAGCGCCTTATTTCTGCCCTCTGGCTTATTGTTAAGATACGCAGACCTGCAAACCGAGAATGGTTACGAGAAGCGAGCTAATTTTGGAACTGGGTTGGAAGTATCTTATAAAACAAAACGAGGCCGAACTAGGATATATGGTGGTAAAGTTATAGAGAATGTGTGCCAAGCACTTGCTCGTTGTATAATTGGGTACCAAATGTTAAAAATATCAAAAAGGTACAACGTAGTCTTAACGGTGCATGACAGTATCGTATGTTGTGTAGCCGATGAAGAGGTAGCAGAAGCGCAAAACTACATCGAAACTTGTATGCGCACGGTGCCTGATTGGGCCGAAGGACTGCCGATAGATTGTGAGTCAGGCGTTGGCAAATCATACGGAGATTGTGAGTGAGTATAGCCCCGTGGTCTTTCAGTAAAATTAAAGCCTTTGAGCAATGCCCAAAGCAGTTTTACCATATGAAGATACTGAAAGAATACGTAGAGACTGAAACAGAAGCCATGCTGTATGGCACTCTGTTCCACGAGGCGGCTGAAGAATATATTAAAGACCAAGTACCGCTGCCACTTAAATTTAATTACGCATTGAAGGCACTTGATCGGCTTCAGGCCAAGCAAGGTAAGAAACTATGTGAGTACAAGTTAGGGCTAACTAAAGAACTCGAACCTTGTGGATTCTTTCATAAGGATGTTTGGTTTAGGGGCATAGCAGACCTTATAATATTAGACGAAGATGTGGCATGGGTTGTTGATTATAAGACGGGTAAATCTGCGCGGTACGCTGACAAGGGGCAGTTGGAGCTGATGGCCTTGGCTACATTTAAACACTTCCCCAAAGTAAATGAAATTCGCGCAGGGTTATTATTTGTAGTGTCTAAAGACCTCATAAGAGATACATATACGAAAGACCAAGAAGAAGAACTTTGGGATAAATGGTTTACAAACTATGCTAAGATGGAGGCGGCGGCAGACAACAACGTATGGAACCCGCGTCCAAGTGGATTATGTGCGCGGCATTGTGCTGTAGTTGAGTGTGTTCATAACGGGAGAAATTGATGGTTTATACTAATTCCCCTCGACCTTATAAACGCGAATACGAATTACAAAAGAAACGTGGTGAACACGCAAATCGTATGGAGCGTCAAAGGGCAAGACGAGCATTGGACGCAAAAGGCGTTAACAGAAAAGGCAAAGACATAAGCCACAATAAACCATTACGAAACGGTGGCACTAACGCAGATGGGTATAAGTTAATGAGTCCCAGCAAAAATCGCGCAAACAACGGTAAGAAAAAGAAGAAGACATAACGCAAGGGAGAACATAACTTGCAGATTATTAAAAATAAGGCGTTGCTGTTGAAGCTACGTAACCCTAAACAAGTCACTGCGGCTATACCAGAAAGTAAAGAAGTTAATGGTAAGGTGCTTGTTAAATGGGGTGTTGACGAAAGCCACTCGCTAAAAAATTTAAACATAAACGTGCCTTCACCTATAGAGGGACGCTACAAGTGGCCCGGGCAGCATAAACCTTTCGCACATCAAAAAAGCACATCGGCTTTCCTCACTATGAATAGGAAGGCTTTTTGTTTTAACGAGCAAGGCACGGGTAAAACAGCGTCTGCGATATGGGCTTCTGATTTTTTAATGAAGCAAGGTCGTGTGACACGGGCGTTAGTTATATGCCCGCTTTCGATTATGGATAGCGCGTGGCGGGCTGACTTGTTTAGTTTTGCTATGCACCGAAGTGTCGATATAGCTTATGGCTCCGCAGACAAACGACGAAAAATAATAGAAGGCGATGCGGAGTACGTAATTATAAATTACGACGGTGTAGAAATAGTTGCTGATGCTATAAACAACGGCGGCTTTGATCTTATTATAGTAGACGAAGCTACCCACTACAAAAACGCCCAAACAAAACGGTGGAAAACACTTAATAAAATACTAAAGCCCCATATGTGGTTATGGATGATGACAGGTACGCCAGCAGCACAAAGCCCACTAGATGCTTACGGGCTAGCAAAACTCGTTAACCCAACGGCGGTCCCTCGTTTCTTTGGTTCGTTTAGAGATATGGTGATGTACAAAATATCTCAGTTTAAATGGATACCAAAAGAAAGTGCCACACAAACAGTATTCCAAGCCCTTCAACCAGCAATACGTTTTACGAAAGATGATTGTTTAGACCTCCCTGATATGGTTTACACAAAAAGAGAGGTTGAACTTACGCGCCAACAAAAGAAATACTACAAGGAATTACGTAATCGTATGGTAGTTCAAGCAGCGGGCGAAGAGATTACCGCTGTAAATGCTGCGGTTAACATGAATAAACTTTTGCAAATAAGTTGTGGCGCGATCTACACCGATAAAGGCGACACGTTAGAGTTTGATATTAAGCACAGGTACAAGGTGCTAAAAGAAGTTATTGATGAGTCAAGCCAGAAGGTTCTTGTATTCGTGCCATTCAAACACGCGATAAGTATCCTGTCTGGCAAACTTAATTCTGATGGTATTAGTAATGCGATCATTCAAGGTAGTGTCTCGGTGAGTAAACGCACTGAGATATTTAAAGCATTTCAAGAACAAGATGACCCACGTGTTCTTATAATTCAACCAGCCGCCGCTGCCCACGGTGTCACCCTCACCGCTGCCAATACGGTAGTATGGTGGGGACCAACAAGTTCTTTGGAAACATACGCTCAAGCTAATGCACGGGTTCATCGTGCGGGGCAGAAACACAAATGCACTGTAATACAACTACAAGGCTCTCTTGTAGAGAAACACGTTTACCGCTTGTTAGATAGTAAAATAGACGTTC